ATGGCGACCTTTCAAAAACGCAATGGTAGAGTGACAGCTACCGTTAGAATTAAGCCGCATCCGGCTAAATCAAAAACATTTGATACTTTGCGCGATGCAAAGAAGTGGGCGCAAGAAACAGAAGTAAGATTAAAGAATGAAAAGTTAGAGATTTTCGACCATATTATATTTAAAGATGCCTTAATTGAGTACCGTGATACTGTCTCTATTAATAAACGTGGCTATGAAAAAGAACGAAGAAAAATAAACTTTTTATTAAAAGCCATGTATGTAGATCAGCCGCTCATTCAAGTTAATAAAGACTTCTTAACAGAATGGCGTGAGCAAAGGCTTTTAAATGTTAAAGGCGCCACGATTAGGCGTGAGTTTATTTTGCTGTCAGCTTTTTTCACTTGGTGCATTGAGGTCAAGCGATGGCTATCAGTGAACCCTCTACGTGAAATTAAGTTCCCTTCAGAATCACCGCATCGAGAACGTGTAATTAGTGATGAAGAAATAGAAATTTTATTACCTTTCTTATCTACTGAGATGCGCTATATCTTTTTAATCGCTTTACAAACTGGAATGAGACTTTCAGAAATTTGCAATCTGAAGTGGGAAAAAATTAGATTGAGTAAAAACTATTTAATTTTAGACCTTACAAAAAATGGTCGTGCAAGGGAAGTGCCTTTAAGCTCCCAAGCGGTTGAGATCTTTAAATCCATTGGTCCAAAAAAGCAAGGGTATGTATTTAGCATAACTAGCGATGATGCAACCGATGAATTTCGTGATGCTAAGTTAGAAGCGGGTTTAGAAGGTTTTACTTTCCATGATAGTCGCCATACTGCAGCAACTAAAATTGCTTTAAAAATCCCGCTGCTTGATCTGTGTAAAATGTTTGGGTGGAGTAATCCGCGGCGTGCGATGATTTACTACAATCCCACATCTAGTGAGATTGCAGCGCGGCTTTCACAGCCGTAAGCGAATAACGGCCTTTAATATCTTTGAATCTATGCTCTTTGGCTAACTTCTTAAATGAATGGTAGGATAAGCCCGGTATACGTTCACATAATTGCGTAATGTTAAGCAGCTCATCGCCTTGGGCTGCTAAGACTTTGGATACCGCATTTTCACAAGCTTTCTCCATCAACTGCGCTAATTCATTCGCAGGCATAGAAACAAATTTAACTTCTGTCATTCCACACCATCCAATGCATCAAGAATAAGAATTAATTGCTTTTCAATCTCAGCGCCTTTCTTGAGGCCTAAGCCATCCATAAGATCCAAAACAATATCCCTTGCCCCATTAATACGACAGAACAAATCAAACTCCTGTGCTTCGAGTTTTTGGGCGCTATTTACAACCTTTCTCAGTTTCAAAGCGAGCTTATCGCGTGATTTTGGCTCGAACTCTGAATTTTCTTTATCCAGTCCACGAGATAATGAACCTAGTTGACACATAAGTTTAGATGGCTGTTTCATAGTTACGCTCCAAAAACTGAGGTTAAATCAATGTTAAAAATTGCAAGCCAAGCATCTCGGTGATATGAATTTACTTCGGAGAAGCGTTGACCCTGTACAGTCGCTTTTTTAATTTCTAAATGGTGCTCACGACTATATTTAGAGAGTAGGCGACCTTCTTTATTTCCAAAGTTAGTTTTGAGTTTTGTGTTGATTGAGGCCACCGCAGCGAAAGAAATGGATTCACCTAATTTCTGCTTAAGGTCTTCATTTTCACGCTTGAATTTAGATGCGGTTGCCATAGCTGTAGCCTCTCGGCGACTACCAATTTCCGCTTTGGTTGTAATAGCATGGTCACGTTCAGCCTGAGCTTGTTGTAATTCTTGAGTCTTGCGAAGAATCACATTATTAGCTACCTGTAATGCCTTAGCCATTATGATTTCGGGATCATCGTTTTCCTGACCTGAAATATAGCCACCATTTTTACGAATACTTGGTAATACATCAGAAGTAACCCATTTCTTAAATTGCTTAGCTTCAGGTTTACGACTTGTTAGAACTAAAGAATAAAGACCAGATTCATTGACTAAATTAGTAGGCCTATGGCTACCCTCAATAGTACTGAGGGTAATTTCTTCAGCATCCAATCTACTGGCAGCCATGCTAACATTACCAATCTCTAAAACATTACAAACATCAGAAAGAACAAACCAAATTTCACCATCCTTTTTTACGATGGTGCGAACTTCTTTTTGATTGAAGTTAAAAACAGATACATTGTTCATTACTTAATCTCCTCAACCTTTTCTGCAATTTCCTCCAAAATTCTCCACCCATCCAATCTGTGAAGCGGTTCCTGTACTCCACTGGCATCACATTGCTGCTGAACTATTTTTTCAATTGCCACTACAACTTTTCTAGTTCTTGGTACCAATATGCAGCCTTCAAGCTTCTTGTTTGCCCGTTCTGTAGCTGCTTGCCAAGCTATGAAACTACGTTCACGTTCTCTACTATTTGCTGGACTGCTATAGACACGGTTATATAAGTGTCTTGCTTCCACATCATCTAGCTCATTTCCGCAGTTGTCGTTCCAGTCTTTAAAGTGCCAATCGTCAAAAGCTGCACGGTCATTTACAATACTTTTATTTGACATGTCTTTAGCCCTCGTTGGTAATGCCAAGCTCTTTTTCAAGTAGCTTCTTCTCAATACCCAAGTACTCCAATGAAATAATGGCGTTATTTGTGACCATTGCCTTAGGAAAAGCTTTTTTAAATTGTCGAAACTTCTCTTGTGCTTCATCAGCATCATTTGTATGAAAACATTCACTAACCATCAGATAATCATCACCCACTATTAAATGTGGTTCATTAACCTCTAGATCTAAACCAACAACTGAGTAAACTGGATAATCCCCAATTGGTTTATTAGATTGTGCAGATTGCCAAAAATCCCAAAGTTGACGAATTTGTTCCTTAGACCAATAAACAAATCCACTATCATGAATGAAGTAATCAAATAGATCCGAATTTTGATAAGTTGCTGCCAGGTCACCTACAAACCAAAGCTTTAGACAATGCAATTTAAACTGCTCAATTTGGTGGCCAATAAGCACTTTATTCATTTTTTTCATGATCACGCCTTTAAATGATTTTCAAATTCTTTATAAAGTTGGGTAGCTGCTTTATTCATTTTTCCGTCATACATGATGTGTACGTTTCTAGGAAAAAGTTTGCTGACTGTGGCGCAATAAAACTCCATACGCCCACATGGTCTAACAATTCCGCGATACCCAATCTTTGTAAGCCACAATAAAAACGCCTTAAAAAGAACCTCCCTAGAGAGGTCGGCGTAATTAACGCCGTCCGTCATTTTTAAAACCTTTTGTAAGTGTTTTAGAGATGGCTGCATTCGCTGGAGCTAAATGATTTGTGTTGATTTCTTGCTTCTCTGGAACAACCTCAAGGTGTGTAATATTATTTTTCAGCTCATCAAGTTGGTATTGACCACCAGTTAATTGAGCAAGCTCACCGTTGTGATAATCCTGAGATAGATCTGCGTGTGTTTTGGCAATATCAATCAAGCGAAAGGTTTTATCAAAAGCAAACTTACTTAAGTTATGGTCCTTAAGTTTTTCAACAAGACTTAGCTCAATTGCAGAGAGTAGGGCGTTTATATCGCCCATATCATTTTTCGCTTCGCTACGTGCTGTAACAAGATCATCCACAGTCACGCTTTTGTTTTCTGGAAAAAGTTGTGAACTAGTACGCATGATTATTCCCCTTTATTTTTAAGTGAAGCTAAGCGCTCTTTGTGAGCATCAACTAAGCCTTGAAAGTGTTCACTTGTTCTACCATCAAGCTTCATTAATCCTTGTGTAGACATAACTCCAGAATGAATTTTGAAGCGGCGTTTAGGCATTGTTTTTTCAAAATACAACTTAGCTATCAATGCATCTTTAAGGTTGAAATAGAATGGTGATGATGTGGTAATCTCATTTTCTGAATCATCAAAAGATTGAGCAAAATAGTAATGACAGCTTTGACTTGTGTTTTGTTCTGCTTGCCAAGTTAGAACGTCTTTATAGTTTGGAATTAGCTTAACTAAATCTTCTTCAGCCATTTTTTCAACATTCAATTTGATCAAACGGAATTCATGTTGATTAAGCCAAACTCGCTCCCACATTGGCGCCTCTTCGTCTTCAAAATTTAAAGCAGAGGTGGCAAAAGCGCCTGCAGTAATGTAGTAATCCACTTCTGGATTTGAGCTTTTTAAGCTTTCTAGCTTTCTTTCTGCTTGATCAAGATGAAAGAACGGACGGTTAATAATTCCAAATGGGTAAATTTCTTTACCAGTAATTTGAATTGAAAGGTAATGGCATGAGCTTTCATCTGCCATCCATGCATCAAGCTGAGAAAGTAGTTTTTCAGCAGGCTTGTTTTTATTAGTAGAACGGAGATGCGAATTAGCGCCGACTTGTTGACTAATATCTGTGATTTGGTTCATAATGTGACCACCAAAAAGTTACTTGTCCCGATCCTCGACCAAAATTTTCAGGACAAAAATTTATCTTAAAATACCAGAGCATTGACTCTGGGTTTCGTGTTTATAAAATGAATCAATCATTTTGTGTAATTTAAGATAAATCATTTTGTTTAAACTAGTCAAGATAATTTTAAATCATTTTGATTAATTATTTTTAGTTAATAAAAAAGCCGCTTTTTGTATAGCGGCTTTTTTATTTTATTTTCTTAATCTAAATATATATTCTGCATGGGTTGAACTGGATACTCATGCACATGCTTACTTGGCGGGATGATATCAGATACCGCAACAATTGCAGACACATCCTCCATATCAATAGTCATCCTTGCCTCGCCATTTACAGCTAAAAGATGAAGTACATTATTAACGATCCCAATAAATTCTTTAATGGTTCGTCTACCATCTTTCAGTTGAACCTCTACAAATTCTGTAGGTGTTGGCTCTGCATCTGGATCACAAACCACATACCAACCATTACGAATAGCAGGATACATTGAATCACCTGTACCTCTTACAGCGTAAGCATTTGGCCCTGCTGTAAGAGAAGGTACATAGCCGTCCCCACCATTACCTAAATATCCCATTTCAGTGTAATAGCCGTCCATTCCCATCTTTGAGTATGACTTCACAGGAACCCAACCACCTCGTTTAGTATCTGTGGTGATTTTTTCATTTCTAACACTATCAATGGATGGTGAACCCTTTCCAGTAAGAATCCAACCGAGATCAATATTAAATTTATTGGATACTTTGAAAGCACCAGTTTTTGAAATACCTCGGCGCTCCCAATTGTAAACAATTTGAGGAGTCTCATCTAAGGCGTAAGCCAAATCGGCCCCAGTGATTTTTGTGACTTGGTAGACGCGTTCCATTGTTGGGTGAATTTGCTTCTTTTCCATGACTCTCTCGGCAAGGCTTAGAATTAATTGTTGCAAATAATAACACATTTTGTGTAAATCAAAATGATTGAATGATTTTTTTGTTTGTGTATACTGAATCAATCAAAATGATTTATTTCGAGGTGCTAATGAGTAGTGTCCAAAAAGATGCTGAGCTTATCGACAAGCACGGAGGTGCTACTGCACTGGCTCAAACCTTGGGCTACAACGTTCAGCGTGTTCAAAACTGGAAAATTAGAGGCATTCCCGCTAAGGAAAGACTTAAACACCCTGAATTACTCTTAGTCGATTTTATTCCAACACCAAAGAAATAAAAACCGCCATCTGCTGGAACAGATGACGGTCTAAGTATCGTATTTGGAGCAAACCAAAATGAATGAACAAATCTTAGCACAAAATTCAGACTGTGCAAGCCCATATGATGATGAGGATCAAGTCCTCACTCAATGGCAAATTGATCATGACGCATATGCAGACTCAATAGCTGAGTACAAGGAATCTCGCCAAGAACTTGAAAAGGCTTTAGGTGTTCAAAAGGACTTCAACAAAACTTCCCATCCAATTGGGGAGGTTGTAGCAGACCTGCAGAAGCATGCTCACTTGTACGCACTGTTAAATCGATTTGAGAGTGCCGTAATCAACCGTCTAAGAGCAAAGGATAAGTTGTAATGCATTACTACGAGCGAAATATAGGCGACTATTACCGCAAGGCTGGAAGATTAAATATCTTGCAGCATGGGGTTTATAACTTGCTCATGGATGCCTGTTACGACCGTGAATCGTTCCCAACGCTTGAAGAGGCTATTGAATGGGTATGGGCGGAATCTGAGGAAGAAATTGACGCTGTTAAATTTGTACTTAAGAAGTTTTTCAAATTAAATGAGGACGGGGTTTATATTCAAAACCACATTAAAGAAGAGCTTGAAAAGTATAGAGCCTTCCTTGCTAAACAAGCAGAGAATGGCAAAAAAGGTGGTCGCCCAAAGAAAAACCCAAAAAATGATTCTGGTAATAATGGGAATGATTTTGATAATTCTGGCTTTAAAAATGAAAGCCAAGAAAACCCAAATGAAAGCGAATTAAACCCAGAAAAACCCAAAGAAACCCAAACAAAGCCTAAACCATCTAACCATCTAACCAACGAACCATCTAACCAAGAAAATAATATATGTCCGCCTAACGGCGAACCTATGTCTGCTGAAAAGCCTAAAGAGAATTTCAAAAATGAGATTCAAGAGGTTTTCGAGTTTTGGAAAGTGACGTTTAACAAGAATAATCGAACCGTTCTTGATAACCCGCGCAAATCCAAAATTCAAGCAAGACTCAAAGAGGGTTACACGGTTGAAGATATCAAGACAGCTATTGTTGGGTGCTCTAAATCTCAATTCCATATTGAGGGCAATCATACTGATCTAACGCTAATTTGCCGCGATGCAACCAAGCTTGATCACTTTCTTGCCATGTCTAATCCAGCTCAGGTTGCTACCCAGCCTCAAGCTGAGGATGAGCAACCAGCACCCACTCAATACAAAGTAATTGAAGGGAGATGGTAATGGGGTTTAGTTCAAATATTCATGATGTGAACATGGAGCAATGTGTTCTTGCGGCTCTAATGACTACAGCTTTGTCACTAGAGACAATTGGTCAAGAATTGGATGCAGAGTGTTTTTACTCAGATCGTCATCAACAAATATACAAGGCAATCGTAGAGCTATCAGAAAGCAATTGTCCGTATGACGTGGTAATGGTGAGTAACTACCTAAAAGGCAAAAACGTTTTGCATTTGATGGGTGGGGAAGAATACTTAATTCAACTTATGCAAGATGCGCCGAGTAGTTTTTACAACGCTGAAAGTTATGTCACTCAGTTAAATAAACTCAAAACACATCGAAGAATTGAGCAGATTGGTTTACGTATTGCTGCAATGGCGAAAGATACAACTTTGCCTGATGTATTTGTTGAGGCTGAAAATCTTCTTGGGCAAGTAGATAAGACGGATGATGCAGATATGGGAGCAAGTTTTGGAAGTGCTCTCGATAGTGCCTTAGAGCAAATGATTGACAAGTTTGAAAAGCAGAGCAGAGACGAAACAACGGGTGTTAAGTTCAACCTTAAAACACTAGATGAGATGTTAGGAACCGTACAAAACGGTCATTTTTGTGTAGTTGGTGGACGTCCCGGTTCTGGGAAGTCAACTTTAGCCCAAATGATGGCAATTGATACGGCAATGCTTAAAAAAGAGGGTGTTCTTTTCATATCAGCAGAAATGGACAAAGAAACACTATCTAATCGTATGTTTAGCTCACTTAGTTCCATTCCATACAACAACCTACACAATGCAACACTTTACGATGGGCTACTAAAAGAATATGCAAATTACAAACAAGTTTATAGCGATCTGCCTATATGGATAGAGCCAAAGCAAAAACCAAGCATTAGTGAAGTAAGAGCATATGCAAGGAGAGCTAAGCGCCGTTTTGCCAAAGCTGGCACCAAACTTGGCTGCATCATTGTTGATTATCTTCAGCTTGTAAGAGATCCAAGCAAAAAAGACCGCTTTCAAGAAGTTGGCTCTATTAGTCGTGAACTTAAATCTATGGCTAAGGAGTTTGAATGCCCGGTTGTAGCGCTCGTTCAATTAAATCGTGAATCAGAAAAAGGTAAGAAACCGAAAGCTTCTGATATTAAGGAATCAGGGCAGATCGAGCAAGATGCGGATCAAATTATTCTCGTTAATCCGCTCACTGATGATAAGACACTACAACCTCTTGGGGTCACTGAACTGATTATTGCCAAAAATCGACATGGCAAAAGAGGGAGTGTGCGCGTTCAGGAGTTTCTGGATGTTTGTAAATTTAAGGCAATTGAGGTGGCAGCAGAATGAAAACGTTCCTAATCATTATGACCGTTGTTTGTATTGCAACTTTTATGGGTTTAGTTGTGGCTGCAATAGCTGCAAAGCTGCACCAGTATTCAGGAAGTCTAGCTAAATTTCGCTTTTCACTAGCCTTCATGGATATCACTTTTTTCTTTTTATGTATATCGGCTCTAGCTGTATTTGATGGGGGTAAGTATCTGGCGTTCGCTCATTTAACTCAATTTTTGTTGTCTTTATACCTAATTTTTTACCGTTCTAATAAGTGGGAGCGCAAAGCATGAATGAAAAATGGACCTACAAAGAAATGATGGCCCTGCGTTGTGCTTACAACCATGGATTAAAGACTGCTGAAACAAGAGCGGCAGCTTGCCTGTATGTGAAGTTGGGCAGAAATAAATTATTAGATCAATTCAAGAAAGAAAGTGAAGCAAAAGGTAAGGTGGAATGATGAATAATAAACCGCATGTATTACAAGCTTGTAACTGGAAGAAGTACACAATTGAGAATTGGTTAGAGCAATTTGGGGCATGGATTAATGAAGATAATGCCGAAACTTATTTAGGTACACGTAACACCTTAACTTACTTGATTGATTCTGTAGAAGGCGTAAAGCGTGATGCAAGAAAGCGCTCATTGCCACAGTGCAAAATCTCTACTGATGAGGCGAGAGCTGTAAGTGGATTATTGCGTGATTTACGAATGAACCCAAACCCAACATTACAAGAATGGCTAGATTTTGTAGTGTTATATTACGTGCATGGGTTGAGTGAGGAAACTATTGCTGACATTAGTAAATGCTCGCGTAACGCCGTGAGACAAGATTTAAAGTGTGGAATTGCCTACATTGTTGGGCAACGTAATACATTGCGGAGCAAATTAACCGAAAAACAGGCCAAAGTAAGAAAACCAAAGAAAACCCTTGACTTGGCGCCAATAGTTCTTTAAATTCGTGATAAGTGGTACGAAGTATAAGCAAGTGTCACTGATCTTAAAGAAGCTCGCCAAACGGTGGGCTTTTTGCGTTTTTGGAGAATCAAAAAATGGCTTGGCTATCAAACCGACATGCACCAACTAAACCAAATCAGTTATGTGTATTGGCAATTAAAGTTGACAGTGAGTCTATTGATTACCTGCCAGCAGTATGGGACATGTGTGATAGTGAAGATAAGCATTTCACTCTTACAGTAGATCGTCCTGATCTTGGCGATATTGTCAAATTAGAACAAGTTGAAGCTTATATGATTTTTCATCCTCTAACTGTTGAAGATAAAAAGCATTTCTAAAAGCATTCGCTACGTTTCCTTTGTTTCTCAACTTTATCTCGCGGGAGGTGCTTTGTTGGGGCGCCTCTCAATTTTGCCGAACGGATTACGGCGCATGAAGCCCTGCCAAATACTAGTTATTGGCGGGGCTTTTATTTTTTCGGGGGATATATGAAAGCTAAAAAACTTTTAGAGAAGCTTGGTGCTAAGGGAATAAAAAAGATTCTTGAGAGTGCACACCAAGAAGCTGTTTATTTTGTGGATGAATGGAATGAGCATTTTAAGGTACATGGGTTTTACACAGATAAGTGTATTGTCGGTGTTCACAATCCACATTCACACTACAAATTGTCAGAATTAAAACAGGCATTGGGTGGCGAACATGGATACAAGCGAAGCTAAGAAAAATTTAAACAAATATTCGGATGAATTAAGCCGCTACCAGAACTTGTCTCGCACCGGGTTAAGCCGTGAAGAAATGCTTGTTATAGATCGAATCATCATTCGACTGAAAAACAAGATTAATAATTTACGGTCCATGTTGAATGCGTGATGCCAAACGATTAGCCGAAGTACGCAAGCTGCCATGCATGAGATGTGGTGCACCAGCACCAAGCCAAGCCGCGCATTCTAATTCTAGTAAAGACGGTAAGGGCAGATCCATTAAGGCTTGCGACTCTAAAACTGTTTCTTTGTGTTTCTCCTGTCATCATTTGTTTGATACCTACCAACTAGGCAACAGGCAGGAAAGCGAAGACTTATTTAATAAGTGGCTTAAGCGAACCAACGCAATGCTTGAGTCTGATAAAGAATTATTTTGAATTATAAATAACCCAAACAAACCCATTAAAAGCGGTGGGTTAAGGTATAGGTGGGAATATGGAACCAGCAACATTCCCAATCAATAGTTATTCAGGAATTGTTCAGGTAATTAACTATCTGAACAATAACCACTCCAAAGCAGCCGCAGAAGGCAAACCTTTAGTCGTTAGAATCAATCAGAAAGAAGACGATAGAAGCGCTGCACAAAACCGGCTTTACTGGGCTTGGCTTGAGCAAATCAAGCAAAAGACCGGTAACTCAAAGGATGATCTTCATTTACTTTTTAAGAAAAAGTTTCTTGCAAGGATCTATGTTGAAGGTCGGCAAGAGACTGCAGAAAAGTACATGGCTTTGCAGAACTTTAAAGATGTTATTCAAGCATTCGATGGACCTGAGCGCCGTCAACTTGAAAAGGATTACCAAGTTTTGGTCAATACCTTCATTAAAGACCATCTGCAAAGCAAGAAGGCCACCATTAAAGAATTCACCAAATATCTGGATAAGATCAACATCTATGCACATAGAGACTTGGGTGTGATGTTGATTATCCCGGATGACCTTAAGTGGTGTTATCAAAATGAGCAATGATTCAAATTTGCAAGACGTGGTGCTTAAGCTGATAGAGCAAACAAACAAGCTTATTGACCAAAACAATAAGCTGACTGATCACAACAATAGACTGATCGAACAGAATAGCTTACTCGTTCAAATCAATGCAGAACAATCCGCTCAGTTATCCGAAGTTCTATTAATGCTTGAAGATAGTGAACCGGCACAACGGTCAGGATCACTAGATGGGTGATGTTATGAGCACAAGTGAATGTATTAGCTTTCAAGAGGCAGTAGAGATTGGGCTTCAGAAAGCAGCGGATAGTGAAAGAATAAAGGCTGAGGTTCAAAGCATTTTACAAGAGTTGAATTCAGTAGCTGCAAAAGCAACTAACAGAAATTTCATTTTATTTGATTTGTCTGAACCGGAAGTTAAACAACTGTCACCTCTTAAATTTGACTTCAATAACTATAGCTTTCCTATCGCCGTAAGGTGCGGAGCATTAGAAGTTGAATGCAATAGCATTTGTGAACTTGTTGAGTCAATAAAGCAATTTCTAAGATCAGCCTATTTTGGTGACTTTATAAGGATGAATATCAATGCCTAGAATTGTATCGGTTATACCGCCTAAAGATGACTCCAACATTACTAAAGCACAGGGTACAAAAATATTGCTTGATAATGGCGAGTACCTACGATGTGTCCACAAAATCACTTTAGTAGCAGAAGTTGATTCGCCGTGGAAAGCAATCATTGAAGTGTACCCATCTAATCAAGAGCAAATTAATGCATTGCTTGCAGATGTTGAGGTTATTAAACGTGACCAAGAATACAACCGCTTGGATGAGATTGAAAAGGAAATCCAGCAACTACAAGACGAGAAGGTGCTCATTGAACGCAAACACCGTCCAGAAGTAACAGGGCTTTCAATAGCTGGTGTAGCGAATGTACCAATGGAAGGGACTTTCTTGGTTGATAAAGGTGAGAGAGTTTTAAAGCCGCCTAAGAACGATGCTTTAACGGAGTTCCTTAAAAACAACCCTTCTCATTCAACAATCATTCCACCAGTAACAGGGCTAGTGAAAGATGAACAGGGTATTGTTCGCACCGTTCCAGATTCCAAAGGTGAGCAAGATGATTCAGAAGAGCATTATTAATAATCGCTTGGGGTTTTATGGATTAGATGGTCTTGAACAGCCGCATTTAATTATTGAGCCAGAAACTCCAGAAGTCCAGCGTAAACAATTGGAACTCCGTTTAGTTAGATTGATCCAAGAATATCAACGCAAGGGTTTAGATATCGATTGGATATCAATTGACTTACTTAATGGTGTAGATGCGCGAGTAAACTTAAATGAAACTCCAAACATTCAAGAACAAGTTACAGACGCTACAGGCACCCGCACAAACCCAGAAGAACCCTAAACAAAACAATTGGGGTTCTGGTCGAGGTGGCCGTCCGTGGCGCCGTCTTAAAGCTAAGATCCATTTACGTGATGAGTGGACCTGTCAATGTTGTGGCATCGTCACTAAAGACTTAGAGCTTGACCATATTGTGAATGTGGCAAGAGGTGGAACGGATGATGAATCAAACCTCCAGTCTCTTTGTGTTCCATGCCATAAAAAGAAAACCCAACAGGAGAGCCGGCAATGAATGATGATGAGTTGGTTCAAAAGTATTTAGAAGAGGATGGCTGAATGACTTCAAAACTAGTTCATGTGAAAGATGCAGACAAAGGCTCTGACATCTACTTTGATCCACAGGGCCTTGAAGGCGCCGTTTTTAATTGGAATGGACAGAAAGATTACAGCCAATACATTTATAACGCTATGTTGTATATGCGAAGCGGTAGTTTGATTTGTTGTGTTGTGAATGACGATGGCAAGAAGAAGATTCTTGAACATGTTCAGGAAGCACCATAATGATGCAAAAAATCCAGCAGGCAGGGGGGATGTCAAAACTTCCAAGCCCTTCGCCGTTGGACACCGCCCCCCATCTCATTTATAAAAAAATTTCCCTCTCAGAAAAAGTTAAAGCAAAAAGTTAAAATCAAGTTAAAGGTAGAGCAATGGCATTAACAGAGAAAATGGAAAAATTTGCTCTTGCCATTGTTGACGGCAAGACAAATAAAGAAGCAGCAATTTCAGCAGGTTATGCGGAAAAAACTGCATCCGCCGCAGGTGCTCGTTTAGCAAAAGATCCTGAAATTATTGTCTATATTGAAATGTTAAAGGCTAAAAAAGAAGGCCGCTCTTTAACATCTGATCATCCAAAAGTTAAAACTGCAGATACACCCGAAAATAGCGGTGAAGATGAAAACCCTATTGAGGAATTTCAGTTTGAAGGCGATGACCCTTTAGATTTTTTAATTAAGGTCATGAACTTCAATGGCAACAAGCTGCCACTAAGAATGCAGGCAGCAATTGCAGCGCTGCCTTATAAGCACGGCAAGGTTGCAGAAAAAGGTAAGAAAGAAACTAAACAAGATAAGGCAAAAGAGGCTACCAAAACAGGCAAATACGCCACATTGGACAACCAGTTGCCTAGTTAAGGTTTTGTCTGAATCCGTGGGCGACACGGTGAGAGATTAAGCAATGTCCTGAACCAGTATGGGGATGCGTAGCAAGGCTTTCGAATGTGCCATAAACATCGGCTTATCTCGGCCATACATGCAGGGTTCGCAACCTGTCAGACAAATTTTTATGCCGCCCTCGGGCGGTTTTTTCATGGACCATTTAAATGACTGCAAAACTACCAGACTGGACTACAGCTTGCCCAGACTGGGCGACCCGTATTGTTTCTAAACAATCGTTAATGCCGTGTAAGCCATTATTCCCCAAAGTGGCTGACGTAGCGGAGCGTATCTTTAAAGAGTTAATTCTTGTTGATGTGATGGGTAGCCCTAAGATGGGCGATGTCACATTGGAATGGGTAATCGAGTTTGTTCGTGCAATCTTTGGCGCATATGACCCAAGTACTAAGCGTAGATTAATACGCGAGTTCTTTCTTCTGATTTCAAAGAAGAATACAAAGTCTACAATTGCCGCCGGCATCATGCTTACTGCATTAATTCTTAATGATAGACAGTCTGCCGAACTGATTATCTTAGCTCCAACCAAAGAAGTTGCTGATAACTCCTTTAATCCAATCCGAGATTTCATTCGCGTCGATGAGGAACTAAGTGAACGATTCAATGTGTCTGAGCACACAAAGACAGTTACGCATCTAGGTACCGGAGCAACACTTAAAGTTATTGCAGCAGAATCTAACGCTGCAGCTGGTAAGAAAGCTTCAATCATTTTGATAGATGAGGTCTGGCTATTCGGGAAACGTGCCAACGCTGAATCAATGTTCCGTGAAGCAAAGGGTGGTTTAGCATCTCGTCCAGAAGGTTGTGTGATTTATCTGTCTACCATGTCGGATGAAGTGCCATGTGGAGTATTTAAGCAGCTTTTAGATTATGCCAGAGATGTACGTGACGGAATTAAAGTTGATAAAAGTTTTCTACCACTTATTTATGAATTCCCTAAGCATCTTGTAGAAGCAGGCGAACATTTAAAACCTGAAAATTTCTACATCACAAACCCAAACTTGGGTGCTTCGGTTGATCTTGAATATCTGATTTCGGAATTTAACAAAGTTAAAGATGCTGGTGAAGAATCTCTTAGAGACTTCTTGGCCAAACACTTAAACATTGAAATCGGCATGAACCTTCGTGCTAACCGGTGGGCGGGTGCAGAGTATTGGAATGCTCAAGCTAAAGATATCCAAATCGACCAACTAATTGAGCTATCCGATGTCATTGCTTTGGGTATTGATGGCGGTGGTCTCGACGACTTACTTGGCTTCGCTGCTTTAGGTCGTTTAACAGAAGATCCTCGTATCTGGTGGCTATGGAATCATGCATGGGCAAATAAGATTGCTTTAGAGCGCAGAAAAGAGAATGTGCCTAAGTATGAAGACTTCAAGTCTGAGGGTTCTCTAACTGTTGTTGACCGAATAGGCGATGACATTGACCAACTCGCAGCAATTGCTAAGAAGGTTTATGACAGTGGAAAGCTTAATAAGATCGGACTAGATCCATTGGGCTTAGGCGGTCTTTTAGATGGCTTACTTGAGGCAGGAATTCCAGAGGAAAGCATGTTTGCTGTGCCACAAGGCTACAAACTCATGTCCTACATCCTTACTACTGAGCGCAAATTGGCAGAAGGCAATCTGTACCATGCTGGACAACAGCTAATGACTTGGGCGGCAGGTAATGCCCGTGTCGTGATGGTCGGCAATGGTATGCGAATAACCAAGCAAGAATCAGGTGTTGGGAAGATTGACCCATTGATTGCCACATTTAACGCAGTTGCTTTGATGTCAAGCAATCCTGAGCCTGCCAATCGCGTTGATATTGACGAATACTTAGAGGATGTCGTGATAGCATGAGTACCACACAAGAGCCGGGGTTTTGGTCCCGCTTCTGGTCACGATTGACTGGAAATACACAATTACAAAAAGGCGATTCGTCTTATCCATTTGATAGTTATTTATCACCCGGTGGATCGGTTGTCACACCTGAAACGGCTTTGAAGCTTTCTGCAGTTTGGGCATGTGTAAAATTAAGAGCTGAAACTATCTCAACTCTTCCTTTACAGCTGTACGACAACAATAAACGTCTTGCTACTGATCATTACCTTTACCGTATTTTGCACGATTCACCCAATGCCGATATGTGTGCAAGTGAGTTTTGGCAAGTTCAAGTTGCTTGTGTTGACTTATGGGGGAATGCATACAACCTTATTACAAAAGACTCAAGCGGAAAAGTAATTGCTCTTGAGCCACTTTTCCCGAGTGGTATGGTTGTAAAACGTAATGATTTGGGAGCGATTGATTTTCATTACACTGAAAATGGGAAAACAACAACCTATTCGGAAGACCAAATCTTGCATTTTAAGGGTTTTACTCTTGATGGGCTTGTTGGTTTATCTGCTATTCAGTTTTTTGCTCAAACCATAGGCATGCAGTTCGATGCAAACAATCAAGCTCAAGACTGGTTTAAAAATGGCTTAAAGGTTGGCGGCTTTTTGGAGACTGGAGAGCAAACCTTAACTAAAGAGCAACGTGAACGGCTAAGAAACCATTTAAGTGAGTTTAGTAAACCTGAGAATGCTGGTAAGTACATGGTGCTTGAGGCTGGAATGAAGCTGTCTGGCTCAAATAGTATTCGAATCAATCCCGTTGATGCCCAGTTACTTGAATCTCGTTATTTTGGCATTGAAGAAATATGCCGCGCCTTTGGTGTTCCACCTCAGTTAATTGGTCATACAAACAAAGCAAGCTCATGGGCTTCAAGTCTTGAGCAGACTAATAGGGGGTTTTTGACCTATTCGCTTAACCCTCAATTAGTTCGATATGAGCAAACAATCACAAAGAGATTGTTTTTGCCAAGTGAAAAATACAAGTACCGGCCAAAATTTGCGGTTGAAGGCTTATTACGGGCCGACAGTGCTACTCGCTCAGGTTTCTACACAAACATGATTCAAAACGGTGTTATGACGCGTAATGAAGTACGTGATTTAGAAGACTTGGCGCCTTTACCGGGTGGCGATGAGCTAATGGTTCAAATGCAAATGGTCGGATTGAAAGATCAGGGGAAAACCAGTGGATAGACTTAAACTAACTTTAGAAATCAAAGCCACCCAAGAGGGTGGCTTTTTTTCTGGCTACTTAGCTGCTTTTGACAACCTTGATTCTCATGGGGACATCATCCGCAAAGGTGCATTTGCCAAAACTCTTCAAGAGTGGAAGGCAAAAGGCAAGTACCCAGCAATCTTTTGGGATCACAACCCATCTGAACCAATCGGAATTTTTACCGAAATGCGTGAAGACGAAAAAGGGTTGTACGTAGAAGGTCGTCTCTTAATTGACGATGTGCCGCGAGCTAAAGCTACTTATGCGCTGATGAAGGTTGGCGCGATTGATGGCATGTCCATTGGCTATATCACCAAGTCTTATAGACGCGATCCAGATTCACTAATCCGCGAACTGCTGGAACTGGAGTTGGTGGAGGGTTCAATTGTTGCCTTTCCTTCCAATCCAGAAACCCTAATCAGTTCCGTCAAATCCAAATTACAAGATGGCGAGCTGCCATCCCTACCAGAATTTGAAAAGTTCCTGAGAGAGTCAGGATTTTCAAAAACGCAAGCCACTGTCATCGCTAGTAAGGGTTTGCGTCATCTTTTGAGCGAGTCAGAGGGTGAAAACGAAAAAGCGAAATCAATTTCAAATGCCTTAAATATTTTACGAGGAATCAGCAATGACTGAAAAAACTTTAGAACAACTCGCTCAAGAGTTCCAAAAACACGTTGATACAGTTAAAGAAATCGCCGAAGAGTTCAAAGGCAAACAAGCAAAAAGTGAAGAAATCTCACAAAGCGCCAAAGATAAAGCGGACGAAGCTTTAACTACGTTAAATGAAGTTAAAAACAAACTGACAGAACTGGAGCAGAAAGCTGCACGCCGTGGTAATGGTGAAGTTGAAACCAAAAAGCAAACCATGGGTGGTGAGCTTGTTGAAACTACAGAATACAAAAATGCTGCTGAGGCGCAGTATCGTGGTATTCAGCGTGTAGAGTTAAAAAACACAATTGGTACAACAGAAGTTGGAAAAATTATTCCGGCCACCAATCTTGGTTTGCAGTTGCCGAACCAGATGCGTCTTACAATCCGCGATATTTTGGCGGGTGGCAGCATGAGCGGTAATGTTCTTGAATATGTCCAAATGCAAGACTTTACTAATAATGCGGCAGTAGTTGCTGAGGGTGCACCAAAACCAGAATCAGCAATTACATTTACTGATAAAGACGCTAAAGCGGTTGTAATTGCTCACTGGTTAAAAGTAACCACTCAAATGTTAAGTGATGCACCGGCTTTGCAGTCTTTCATTGATAACATCTTGCGTCATGGCCTAGATATTAAGCTTGAAAAGCAAATCCTTGCTGGTGATGGAACCAATGGCAACATGCTCGGTTTAATCCCTCAAGCGACTGCTTATGCTCCGCCTGCAGGTGCTCCAGCAACGCCAAACATGTTTGATGTATTGCGTTTTGCAATGCTTCAAGTTGTATTGGCCGATGACTTTGCAAACGGCCATGTACTCAACCCAATTGACTGGGCGTTGATGGAAACGCAAAAAGATGCAAACGGCAACTACATCATCGGGAATCCGCAATCACAAGCGGTTCCAACATTATGGGGCTTGCCTGTAGTTCAAACCGCTGCAATGGATGCAGGTAAATTCTTAACAGGTGCATTCAATACTGCAGCTCAATACTTTGAGCGCTGGGGTGCTGCTGTGCAAATCGGTATGCAGGGCGATGATTTCACATCAAATAAACGTACCTTACTTGCTGAAACCCGTGGAGCATTAGCTGTTTATAAGCCTAAATCGCTTGTATATGGCTCTTATACTCCTGCTACGGGTGGTTAATTCATTTTGGGGTGGTGTTCGTCACCATCCCATTTAGAGAGGCCAAAATGAAAGAATATGAAGTTTTACGCCCACACTTTGGAGATAAAGACTACAAAGAGGGCGATATTCGAACCGCAGATCCAAACGTGGTAAGGCATTTGGTAGAAAATAAAGTTTTACGTGAATACCAAACAAAAGTTGATCCACCAAAACCAGCTACAAGACGGAATAATTCAAAATGATCACACTCGAACGAGCTAAGTTGCAATGTCGAGTAGATCATAACGATGAAGATGAACTCTTTATCGAATGGATTAGCCAAGCAGATGAAGAAATAGCAACTGATATTGACCGAAAAATTATTTCGGACGAGTCGGAGCGAACATCTGAAACGGACATTGTGGACTGTAAAAAATTAGATAATGCCCGGTTAATATTTATTGAATATAAATACAGCCGAAGTCTTGAAGGTAAACCACAAGCTTATTGGGATATTTTGCAGCCAATTAGAGAAATGGGGGTTTAACATGCCCAGCATTACTCCAAAGCTTAAACACCGCATCACTATTCAAAAGCCCATCCAAACCCAAGATCAAAACACAGGTAAATTGATTGTTACATGGTCAGATTTCACAACAGTTTGGGCGGAAGTTACTGACCTTTCAACAAGGGATGTTATTGCGGCTAAAGCAGCAAACAGCGCAATACAAGCCCGCGCAAAAGTTCGTTATAGCAGTACAACAAAGCAAGTTGATAGCACAATGCGGGTACTTTTTGATGGGTACTTTTACAAGATTGATGGTAACCCTATGCGAGATCCCGACTCACGCCGTGAGTATTTAACCATTAACTTATCTACAGGCGAAAAAGCATGGAATGGGTGATTTATGGCTACTCAAATACATGGCTTGGAGCCTGCTTTAAGAAAAATGCAGGCAATTGGTAACGACAAGACCGTAAAACGTATTGCCCGTAAAGCGATGCGGCAGGCAATGAACATTGCTCGGGATGAAGCCCGTCAAAAAGTTAAACGTTTAGATGATCCTACCACTCCAGAAAAAATCTGGAAAGAAATTGTGGTTCAAAATGGCCGGAGTAGAAATAAAAACACTTTGGTTATGCGCGTGGGAGTGCGTGGTGGTGCACGTATCCCATATACAAACAATGCTCAAAATAGACGTGCTGGGCGTGTTGGTCAAACTTACCAAGCGGACGGCCGAGTCTTTTACTGGCGATTCCTTGAGTTAGGCACAAGTAAACAGCCTGCTACTCCATTTTTACGCCCTGCTTTATACGAAAACATTGAACAAGTTACCGATAAATTTGTTCAGGTGTTTAATTTTGAACTCAGTGTGGTTTTAGGTGCAGCTTAATGATTGATGTTCCAATTTTTAATTTAGCCAGAGCAGATCCAGCGGTTAAGGCTCTACTTGAAAGCGATGGAATTTTGCGAGTCTGGAAGTTTGGAAGTGCTCCAGATGAGCCACAAGCGCCATATGTGACATGGCAAACAATTTCTGGTGATTCAAATAGCAACCTTGATTCACGTCCTGTTTCAGACAATGCAATTATTCAAATTGATGTATATGCAACTGATGAGGATGTTGTTGATCAGGTTGCAAAAGCAATTCGCTTCGCAATTGAACTTGATTGTTATGTGGTTCGTTATGGCGAGGCAGATAAGGACCCCGTAACAGGAATGCCTCATTATTCATTTGATGTTAGCTGGATCATAAACCGCTAATAAAACTTAAACCATATTTTCACTTAGCACCTATTTCGGGTGCTTTTTTTATGCCTAAAATTAAGGAGCGCTCTTAATGGCTAATGTTAAAACTCAAAAAACACAGTTATTTACTGTGTTAAATGGTCAAGTGGTTCGTTTTGTTTGCTCTAAACGGATTGACTTGGGGCAAGATTCATTTCAAAAAATTGATGTGACTTGTCTTGATGCAGACTCAAAACAGTATGTTCGCGGTATGCGTGATCCCGGTGAAGGTGCAGTAGAAATCGATTACGATGATACGAACACCAGTCATGACAAATTAATTGAAATTGCCGAATCTGGAGAGATTTTAGAATGGCATGTTGGTTCGGGTCATGCTTCCACCGAACCAACTTATGATGCTACTACCGGTATTGATCTGCCAAAGGATCGTATGTGGTGGTCATTCAAGGGTTATATTAATCCTACTGCACCGAATGCATTTGAAGTCGATTCTGTAGTTGGTTATTCATTCACATTAATTCGTACTTCTGGCGTAACTACAACTAAACGTACGGTGGCTTCATAATGGCTAAGATCAGCATTACAGACTTAAAACAGAGTGTAACTACTCTAAACGTTCCAGTTAAAAAAGCCGTCAAGTGGAATGTTGAAGTAACAGAAAGTAATGTTGCTTCACTTAAAAAATTGACCAAAAATTCATTGTTAGAACTTGGTGAAACGGTTGAGCTTGAAGCTGATATTTTTGTTAAAAAAATGAACTTCAAGGAAAGTCGCGAGGCATCCAAAGCAATTGAATGGGATCTTAATTATGAGAATCTTGAGGATTCAAAGGTTAAGAAAATCGACTCAACTCACATGCAAGCTGCTCAATTACTTGGTTCAATTTGCTCAGATCAAAAGGGAACACCTTTTTTCTCAAGTGTTAATGACATCTATAAAGCAGAGCCTAGTTTAATAAATGCTATGTATGCTGCTGCTGATGAAGTTAATAATTTTTTGGGAAAGTCTCGGAAGAAGAGCTTGCAGACAGAGAACTCCTCATTGAACTCGTCCTCAATGGAATCGGTGGAAGCACTTTAGCAGAAGCCGAATTAAACATTAGTCATAAAGAGTTGATGGAATGGAGAGCCTATCGTCAAAAATATGGCTCTCTTTTCTTCGGTCGCCGTTTAGAGCAAAGCTTTGGAAGCTGGATGGCACATTACACAGGCTTCAAAGTTAAAGAGGGAACAAAAGTAGACCCTTATATATTTATGCCTCATGAAACGCCACCAGACGATGACAATTCATTGTCATTAGAGGAGTATTTTGAGAAGTATCACAGCAACTAATTTGGTGCGGGTTCCCTCGCACTTTATTACTTATGTATGTTATTTTTGATTCATTACTTTGTTTTATGAACTAAAGATTATGAATCTAGAAAAATTTAGACTTGTTAATAAAGCACTTTTTGCTATAGCTATTGGATGTACATGTGTGCTGGCACACTCAAATGTTAATTCAGAAGTAGAAAAAGCAAATGAAGAATCTTGCCGAAATTTAATGAAAGTAGCGGGAATGGCTATGAAAGCTCGACAGGATGGCACACCCTTAGAAGCAATGTTGCAAGCTATAGATATAGCCAAGAAAGATGGACTTAGCAACGAGGGTGGCGAATCTTTTCGGCAAATATTGATTGATGCATATAGCCAGTTAGAGTATTCCTCTCAGGAGTACAGACAACGGGCAATCAATGACTTTTCTTCAAAGTACTATGTTAATTGTATGAAAGGCTATGGAGCCACTCCATAAAAATATTTCCTAAATTTAAAAGTAACCACCGCTAATCACGGTGGTTTTTTATTGCCCGGAGAAAAGTAATGGCCACAACTTCACTTGGCAGATTAACTTTAGACTTGGTTGTTCAGACGGCTAGTTTTTCAGAGTCACTAAGTAGAGCTGAACGGCAGGCGCGAACATCGAGTCAAGGGATTGCTAATTCTTTAAATATTGCTGCTATTGCTGTAAGTGCATTGAGTGGAGCAGTGGCTGGTCTTTCAGTGGCTCAGCTTGTTAATTTTAGTGATCAAGTTATTCAGACTGGAAATGATATTCAAAAGTTTTCAAAACTTGCGAATGCTTCAGTGCGTGAATTTCAGTATTACGCCAAAGGGGCAGAAACTGCTGGAATTTCATTGGAATCTTTTGCAGACAAAATGAAAGACATGCAGGATCGTATAGGCGATTTTCAGCAAACAGGTGGTGGGCCTTTAGCTGACTTTTTCACCAATATTGCCCCTAAAGTTGGGGTAACTATTCAACAGTTTCAGAAATTATCAGGACCTCAAGCGTTACAGCTATTTTATAATTCTTTAGAGAAAGCTGGCGCGTCAACAAATGACATGAAGTTTTATATGGAAGCAATCATTTCTGATTCTTCTTTGTTAATTCCATTGCTAGAAAATGGTGGTGAAGGATTTAAAAAATGGGGTGACGCGGCTGAAAAAGCTGGTGCAATCATGTCTGATGATTTGGTTAAAAGCCTAGCTCAAGCAAGAGAAAACCTTCAATTAATGGATTTACAATGGCAGGGAGTCGAGGCAAGACTTGTAAATAATGTTGTTCCTGCTATCGAAACAGTTATAGAGAATTGGGATGATATTAAAGCGGTAACTATTGCCGTATCTGCTGGCATTGCAACTAGATTTGTTCCTGCTTTGGTTGTCGCTACATATCAACTTGGGCAAACTGCTATTTTTGCAGTTCGTGCGGGCGTGGGCTTAGCAAGCTTTGCAAGATCTGCTGGCGCTACAGCTGGAGTCATGGCTTTACTTGGTGGTCCTGCTGGATTGGCAATGTTAGCAACACAAATTGCTGTAGCTGGTGGTGCATATTTATTGATGACCAAACACACTCAAGATGCAACAAGTGCATTTGAAGAGCAAGGTTTAGCACTTAGTGAACTTCGACAAAAATATAAAAGCTTTACCGCAGCACAGTTAGCTATAAAAGGTATTGAGGCAAGTGAGGAGGTTGAAAAACAAACCAAAGAACTAAAAAGTCTTCTTACAGCGTTAGAACAATTTGAAAACGACTTGAAAGTTCAAGGTGATATTAAGCAATTTACAGCGATTCAAGCGTACCTTGCTAGCTTAAAACAAGGTGGGGATGAAGCTAAGAATGCTTTTGCTCAGCTACAAAAGCAAGGCTTGGTTAGTGAGAGTACACTTAAGTTTGTTGCTGAATTAGATACAAAAATTAATGCTGCAAATAACTCTATAGATCGTCAAAAAGAGATCCAAAAATTAGTTAAAGATGTTACTGATGAGACAACTAAATCACAGCAAGCTCAAGCAAAAGCTGTCAAAGACTCTACTAAGGCATGGCAATCACTGACACAAAAACAACGTGACTACATTACCCAAGCCAAACAAGATGTGCTTAGAGAAGGATATATCAAGACACTTGTAAGAGAGGGGGTAAGTGTAGATAAAGCGAATGTTTATGCTGATGCACAGATCGCAGCAAATGGAGAAAATGCTTTTAAAGCACCATTGCCAAAGGATGTGCTACTTGCTGCCCGCGAAAACTTCAATCTAAAAAATTATACTTTTAGTAAAGACGAGTTGGCGGCAATTGCTCGTGCGCAAGGTATTGCTAAGGCAAATAATTTTGCTCAGATTGAAAGTTTGTATGGTTTGCCTGCTGGAACACTTGCTGCCTTGATTCTTCAAGAGTCTGGGGCGAATGCTGGAGCAAAAAGTCATACTGGGGCAATAGGTCTTTTCCAAACAACGAGTGTGTTTAGAAAGCAGTATGGTCTTAATGCCAAAAGTTCTACTGAAGAAATTGCAACAGCAGCAGCTAAAGACTTATCTAAACATTTGGCTGATTTTGGAGCCATGGATAAAGCACTCATGGCCTACAATGCAGGTGCAGGTGGCTTAAGAACCTATTTGAAAGGTGGTCTATCAGATAGCAAGCGTAAAGAGGTTGCTGGTTACGCACCGGGTTTCCAGAAATGGTTTGCAGGTGTGAATGGTAAATCAAGTGTTGATAATTCAATTTTAATGCCTACACAGGCTGATCAACTTGAATTAATCAACAAAGCTGCCGAGTCTCAACAGGCTATTGATGATGCGAAAAAAGAAGTTGACGCAAGGTATTACACTGAAGCTCAACGACTTGCAAGGGAGCATCAAGATAATATTGATAAGATCACACTTGCGTACGCTGGTACACCACAGTTAAAAGAAAAGCTTGCTCAAGAGGATGCATTATATGCTGCTCAAATTGCAAAACTTGAGTCTGATAAAAAGGAAGAGTACAACCAATACTTTGCTTTTGAAACTGATCGAATCAAGCAGATTGAACAAAACTTTGATCGACAAAAAGAGTTAATCGACTCTAATGCCGAGTATGAGTACGGGAAATCGAAAAAAGCTTTAGAGATTAAAGCTGCTCTTGAGCGTCAAAAACAAGTTGAAATTGCTGCCGTAAAACGCGAAGAAGATGCACAAATTCAGTCGGCGTTTGAGGGTTATCTAAACCAGACTGAAATTGTTGTGAAGCGTTACCAACGTGAACGTGAAGAAATACTTCAAACTTATAGTTTAAGTAAACGTGTTCGCGAAGAGATGGCAAAATCTAAGGATTATGCAATTTTTGAAACTTTAAACCAAGCTTCTGACAGCGTGTTTCAATCTGGGTTAATCTCGAGACAATCTATGTTGGAACGAGAGGACCCGATAAATGCTCAAAAATGGGCTTTACAAAATCAATATTCATCTGATTTTAGTAGCTTGAATCAATCATATAATGATGAAGTGTCTGGCATTAAATTGATTGAAAATGAGAGTGAACGTAACGCTCAATTGTTGGCTGCTCGTGAACAGTTTTTGAAAGCAAAAGCAGACTTAGATAAAAAGTATGCTCAAGATGAAATGGATCTAAATAGATCACTTTACGACTCACAATTAAGTCAATTAAGCAGTTTAACGGGTCAATTATCTAGTTATTGGTCTAATATGACAGGCATTGTTAAAGATGCAGCAGGCGAACAGTCTGGCATCTATAAGGCAATGTATCTTGCTCAACAGTCATTTGCAATTGCTTCTGCCACTATTAATGCTTTTCAGGCATACAACCAGATTCTTGCAAGCCCATGGTATCTTGATGTGATTAGCAAGCAGACGGCTGCCACTTTGGTGCTAGGCATGGGTATGGCAAATGTCGGAATGATTGCAGGTCAGACTATTGCAGGTATGGCCCACAACGGTATAGACAATATCCCGCGTGAAGGCACATGGCTTTTAGATGGTGGTGAACGTGTACTAAACCCTCAACAGAACAAAGATTTGACGAATTATTTAAATAATCGTCAAAACGGGTCTAGTGAGGGCAATGTGCAAATCAGCCAACAGATTACGTTTGCTGATGGATCCGCAAACGTCAATACACAAGGGCAAAAGCAAATTGCTGAATCTCTAAATAATGCAATGAACGATTGGGCTAGACGAGAAAGCCGTCAAGGCGGTGTCTTGTTTAATCTTGTGAGACGTTAATTACCCAAGTTTAACCACTTAAAACCAAATAAACCCACTCGAATGAGTGGGTTTTTTAATGGGAGTACAAAAGTGAAAAAGTACATTATGACTTTTCTGCTTGCTTTATTGATTGCTGTAGTTTTCTACATAAGTGCAAATTTAATTGATTTTAATCTAATTGAATATGCAACGGGTTTCGTCTTTGGATTGTCATTTGCCCTCATTTTTAAAAAACAATCTAAGAGTACTAAAATTGCCGACTTAATGGACAAGCAATTAAAAGAATGGGGAGTTCGTGAAAGTAGGCGGGCAGGTTTATTCGCTCCAGATCAAGATACGAAGGATCTAGAAAGTTGCAAAAAACGTTTTAAAGATAGTCCGTTTAGTATGAAAGTTGAGTGGTCAAAAAAAGATGAGTAATCGTAAATTCACTTGGTGCCAAGATTTAGAGGGTAATTCAGGTTCGCAGAGCTTTAATACGTTATCAAGTAAATTTGGTGACGGTTATGAGCAAAATACTTCAGTAGGCATCAACAACCGTTCAGGCACTTGGCAATATTCACGGACAGCAAAAAAAGCCGAAATTATGCAAATCAAAGCATTCTTTGATGACCATAAAGGAGCTGACTCGTTTCTTTGGGATTCACCTTTAGATGGTGAGGTCCGAGTAAAAACAGGTGAATATCAACCCCGTTGTTTAGGTGGTGATGTTTGGCAAATCTCTACGACATTCACCCAAGTCTTTTATCCTTAATTTAAACCCCTTTAAAGCCCCTTTTTAGGGGCTTTTTTATGCGAGTAAGAAAATGACTAAGCAAGTTATTAATGTTGGTTCAGCTGCAAATGACGGATCAGGAACACCAGCCCGGACAGCGTTTCAGTATATAAACGCAAACTTTACTGAGCTATATGATTTCCTAACTGGAACTCCAAATGGAACTACGATTCCAACTGCTTTGCCAATTGCAAAGGGTGGTACAGGCGCAACTTCGGCAGCGGCTGCACGGACTAATTTAGGATTGGGTGATGCTGCAACAATGACAAAAACTGCCAGCAATACAGATGCAACTTTAGGGCGATCTTTAGCAGTTGGAAATTTTGGTATCGGGCGTGGAATTCGAGTTAAAGACACAGATGCATCTGGAGACTTAAATAAGGTTATTACTCCTGGTTTTTATGGTAATGATACATTTGCGTCTGGAAAACTGGCTTTAAATTTCCCAGTTGCAGGTCAAGTGGGGACATTGATTGTCACTGATATCAGTGGGGCAAATGACTATAGAGCACAAATTTATATTCCGTTAACTGGTGGTTCAGTAAGCGGAAACTTTTTCTTTCGATCGACTTCAGATTTAGGAGCGACTTGGAGTCCGTGGACACGTTTAATTAGTAGCAATTCATTAGATTATCAACGATTACTTAACAATGGTTTTGCAGCAAATAAAAGTTTAGGTTCAGCAGCATTATCTAGCTTTGATAATGGTGGTTCATTTATTGGATTACAAAACACTAGTACAGGTGCGGCAGCTGCAGGTGATTATCCTACGGCACAGGCCCAGTATATTCTTGGGCTGAATGTGGGTAGTGCAAGCGAACATGCTGCTAATTTAAGTATTGCAACTTCAGCAACCTATATCGGCTTTAGACGTAAATCATATCAAGGCGCTTATACACCGTGGTACGCATTGCGCGGAGAGCATAACACCACAGTCGATGCAAACGGATTTATCAAATCCGCTTCACCCGTTGCTAAACTCTTTGCTGATTCAATTGAGTTAAACGATGACGCACAAAAACAGCCAATTACTTTAGAAAAATTAGGTGTTGGTGATTATCTGATTAAAGGCTCATTAGGTTTTGCTCAAGAAGGTTGGTATATCGAAATGCCAAAGGATGCAAACGGTAACGTGTTGGTTGCTGTAGCTTATAAGCAACTTGAAAACAATGATATTTCCATCAAGACCTATAAGAAGAAGTTTGATATTGAAAGTGCTTCGATTGTTCCTGATCTTGAAAATCCTGTAGATATCCCTGAAGGTCGTAATATTGACATCCGTTTCCATGAAGAAATTGTATTAGAGGAGACACTACCAGATGACATTGAACAGTGATTTCCAGAAACTTTATGTAGACGGCCTTATAACATTGTATGAATTAGATGCCAGCAGCTTAGGTGCTGGCATTTTACGTTTCCATGGACATATTTCTTATGAAGACTGGGAAAAAATTTATGTCTCAGCGGATTTGACGAGCTGGAAAGCTGATACAGCAACAATCAAGGCCGATAAGGTTTTTAATATTGGCGACCAGAAAGTATGGATGCGAAATATTATTTGGCAAGGTCAAGTATTTGAGCCAATGGCGCTTGAAGTCTCTGGCCTTGAAATGCGTTCGGATGGTAAAGCTTCTGCACCGACTTTAAGTATGGCCAACAATATTAATGGAATTCAAAATGCTGTATCTGCCTATTGTTTGCAATTTAAAGACTTTGCGGGTGCAAAACTTAAAGTCATTACCACGCTTGCTAAATATCTGGATGCCGAAAACTTCACGGCAGGTAATCCTACTGCTTCAAATGAGTTCAAGGAGCAGCTTTGGTATATCGAGCAAAAAACATCCGAAAATGCCCAGCAAGTGACCTTTGAGCTTTCAAATCCAATTGATTTTGAAGGGTTGAAAATTCCTGTACGTCAAATTACTTCACTTTGTCATTGGTGCATGATGGGAAATTACCGTGGTGAGGAATGTGGATATACCGGAGCGGCAATGTTCACCGATAAAGATGAGCCTACCAATGATCCAGCTTTAGATCGATGTAGTGGGAGTTTGCGTTCATGCCGCTTACGATTTGGTGAAAACAAGCCATTACCTTTCGGCGGGTTCCCAGCTTCAAGCTTATTGTGAGGTTTTATGAAACTTACAGCAAAAACCAAAAAAGCAATCATGACCCATGCCGATGAATGCTATCCGCATGAATGCTGTGGGGTAATTGTTGGAAAAGAATATATCCGCTGCCGCAATGTTTCAGCTCAATCTGATCAGTTTGAAATCCATCCTGAAGATTTAGCTATGGCTGAAGATCAAGGCGAAATCTTAGCTTATGTGCATTCCCATCCAGATGGAACAACAAGAGCATCGGAACTCGATCTGATTCAGATTGAACTACATAAAAAGCCATGGGTAATTTGTTCATATCCGGATCTGGATTTTCAAATCTACGAGCCGTGTGATTATCGCGCCCCTTTAGTGGGGCGTAATTATTTTCATGGCTGGCAAGATTGCTATGCGCTTGTGCGTGATTTTTATAGTCGTGAATTAGGTATAGAGCTTATGGATTTTAAGCGGGATGATGCATGGTGGGAAGATAAAGACCATCCATCACTTTACCTTGAAAATTACGAAAAAGCAGGTTTCTTTGAAGTAGATAAACCAAAATATGGCGATATGCTTGTTTGTCGTGTTGGACGTACTGAACATCCAAATCATGCGGTTGTTTGGCTCGGAGATAACGGAAAGTTGAAATCAGAAGAAAGTGAAAACTGCATTGGTTCAGCGTTAATTCTTCATCATCCATATAACCGCAAATCTGTTCGGGAAATATATGGTCAACAATGGCTTGAACGTACTGTAAAAATCTTGAGGCATAGAGATGTTAAAAACAATTAAGTTATATGGCGTTTTGGGTAAAAAATTTGGACGTGAATATAAGCTAGATGTTGCCAATACTCGTGAAGCTATGCGGGCTTTATCAGTTCAAATTGCAGGTTTTGAGCAATATATGTTGACCGCTCATAAGCAAGGCTTGGCATTTGCAATCTTTCTGCGAAGTAAAAATGCAAGTAAAAAGCGCGGTAAGAAGCGCCCAGCTGTTTATGACCATGAAACAAAACGGTTAATCACTGGTGACAATATTGGTGAGCAGCAACTGGATATGAATACTGATGCTGACATTATTCATATTGTCCCTAGGGTCATTGGTGCTGGAGGGAATAATGGAGTGCTGCAAGTTGTACTAGGCATTGTAATGATGGTGGTTGGCTACTTCACCTTCGGTGCCACCACCACAACGGGTATGGCATTAATTGGTGCGGGTTTGGGAATGGCTGTTGGCGGTGTCGCATCTATGCTTATGCCTAAAGTATCTACCACTCAAGATCAAAACCAAGATGGCAACAGAGCAAACGAAGGTTTTGGCGGTGCAGTGACTACAGTGGCGCAAGGCAATCCTGTACCCATTCTATATGGGCAGCGTGAAGTAGGTGGATTCATTGTCAGTGCTGGCCAGTATCCAGAAGATCAGATGTAGTTTTTTAATCTTTTACAGGCGCTTTTTAGCGCCTTTTTTATTGCGTGAGATTTGATATGGCGATTGTAAAAGGCGCAAAAAAAGGCAATCAACAAGCTAGACAGCCAGTAGTTGCCCCAGATTCAGCACAATCTAAAACCTACATTAAAGTTTTATACGGTATTTCCGAAGGGCCGATTGAAGGCTTGGCAAATGGTCTTCAATCCGTTTTTCTTGAGGAAACGCCGCTAGAAGGTCCAACTGGAACTCTTAATTTTGACAATGTAAAAACAGATTTCCGTAATGGTACTAATGATCAGGAATATATAGAAGGTTTCCCTGCTGTTGAAAATGAGACAGCAATAGATGTTGAGTTGAAATCAGGCACGCCTTGGGTAAAAGCATTTAATAATCTAGATCTGGATGCCGTCCGTGTACGTTTCAAATGGGGTTCTTTGCGTACTCAAGACGCAACAAATGGGGATGTGAGCGGATTAACAATTGAGTATGCGATTGATTTGCAGACTGATGGCAATAGTTGGAGTGAAGTATTAAGAGCTAAAATTTCAGATAAGACTTCGGCAAATTATGAGCGTGCTCACCGTATTGACCTGCCAAAGGCTGATTCTGGTTGGTTATTGCGAGTTAGACGGATTACCCCTAACTCATCTTCTGAATATATCAGCGACAAGATGTATGTATCTGCGGTAACAGAGGTAATTGATGCAAAATTACGTTATCCAAATACTGCTTTACTTGGTCTTCAATATGATGCCGAGACTTTTGGAAACGTAGCAAAAGTTGCTATGGATACGAAAGGTCGGATCATTAAAGTTCCCACTAACTATAATTCCGTTACACGACAATACGTAGGAATTTGGGACGGTACATTTAAAGAAGCGTACACAAATAATCCAGCATGGATCTATTACGACATCTGTACAGTAGATCGCTATGCGCTGGGCGATCGTGTAACTCCGTTGATGATTGATAAGTGGTCTTTATATCGTTTAGCCCAATACTGTGACCAAATGGTGCCGGATGGGTTGGGCGGTCAAGAACCAAGATTTACATGTAATGTTTATCTTCAGAGTGCTGAAGGTGCTTTTGAGATTTTAACTAAGTTAGCTGGTGTATTCCGTGCGATTTCATTCTGGGATGGGAATAGCATTATCTGCGATGCTGACATGCCACAGGACACGTATTTCACTTATACCCGTGCCAATGTTATTGATGGCAATTTTGAATACTCAGGAACCCGTGCACGTGATCGCCATAATGTTGTAAAAATTGCGTGGGATAACCCGGCTAATCACTACAAAACCGAATATGAGTTTGTTCGTGATGAGAAAGCAATTGCTGAAGCGGGCCAAGTTCGTATTTTGGAAATTGATGCTTGGGGATGCACTTCGCGCGGACAAGCGCAGAGAGCAGGTCAATGGGCTTTAAAGTCAGAGCAACTTGAAACACGTACAGTGTCTTTCAAAGTTGGTCTAGATGGACACATTCCTTTGCCGGGGAAAGTAATTGAAGTTGCTGACCCTCTATTTGCAGGTCGTGCAAATGGTGGTCGTGTATCTGCTATTTCGGCAGATCGTAAAAGTATTACTTTGGACCGAGATAATGTGGTTGCAGAAGCTGGCGACCGACTTGTAATTAATGGTGAAAATGGCAAAGCCCAAACACGTATTGTTCAGTCAATAGCAGGTAGAGTTATTACAGTAACCACGGCTTTTGATGTGAATTCGATTGCTGTGCAAAACATTTGGGTTTTAGATGCTCAAGACTTGGCAACAATGAAGTTTCGGGTCATCTCTATTACTCAAGATGATAAACATCAATTTAGCATTACTGCTCTTCAATACAATCCTTCAAAGTTTGATGCAATCGACACTGGAGCACATTTTGAAGAAGCACCTATTTCAATTGTTAATCCTACTGTTCAGGATGCGGTTACAAACGTCACCATTACAAGTGAAAGCCGAGTAGATCAAGGTATTAATGTTGCCACAATGATTGTGTCATGGGCACAAGCCCGTGGAGCAGTTAAGTATCTGGTTGAGTGGCGTAAAGATGACGGTAGCTGGATTAAATTACCACTGACAGGCAATAACTCGGTAGAGGTACCCGGTATTTATGCGGGTCAATATCAGGCGCGTGTAACAGCAATTTCAGCATTTGAAATTTCATCTTTACCGTCATACTCAGTTTTGACTGCATTGACTGGTAAGCAGGGGTTACCACCAAAATTAGCTTTTATCCGAGCGATTGGCACAATGTTCGGAATGAAAGTGGAATGGGGATTTCCTGCAACTGGCGCATTAGATACTGCATATACGGAAATTGAATATTCTACGACTTCCAATGGTGCCAATATTCAGCCTCTGGGTTCTTATGCTTATCCAACGACTTCACTGCAGCAGCAGGGTTTGGCTGCTAATGTGACACTCTGGTATCGTGGACGGTTGGTTGACCGGATCGGTAATAAAGGGGATTGGTCTAGTTGGGTTAGTGGCACTTCAACTGCACAGGCGAATGATATTCTTGATGCGCTTGATGGCTTAATTTCTGCAACGCAGTTAGATCAGGACTTAAGAGATACGATCAATAAGATTGATACGATTGAAGGTCTTGATGGAGATATCGGAAATTTAATTGACAAAGTTACTGCTCTTGAGGGTGAAATTGATTCTGCGAATGCAGCAATCGATGCTGAAACCCAGCAAAGAGTAAGTGATGTTTCTGGATTAAACGATAGCCTTACACAAGAAATTAGTGATCGAATTGCAGCAGATGCAGCTGAAGCACAAGCCCGTGCAGATGCAATTGCACAAGAATCTTTGGTACGGCAGGGTGAAGTTAAGCAAGTTTCTGATGCCGTTGCGAAAGAAACCAATGACCGCATTGCTGCAGTTAAAGGTGTTAGTGATGGTTTAACTCAAGAGATTCAGGCTAGAACTGATGGTGACCAGCAGATTCTTAATGCTGTCACTACCTATAAAGAAAGCACCGACACATCAATTGCAGCTGTTCAAGAATCGGTTGATATTGTTGCAGATGACTTACATGCTACAGCAACAAAACTTGATGGAGTTTATGCTCAAGTAGCCCCACTTACAGCTGATCAGAACAACTGGACCGCAGATAATGGAAGTAACCAAGCTGCTGCTTGGACGATTCAGTCAGCATTTGCTGAAGGTGATTTAGCCCTTAGTAAGCGCATTGATGTCGTTAATGCTCAGGTAGGAAATAACCAAGCAGCTATTCAGCAAGAAGCCTTAGCAAGAGTCAATGGTGATAGCGCACTAAGCCAAAGAATTGATACTTTAAGTTCAGATTTTGGCAATAACAATGCTTCTGTTCAGCAAAAACTTATTGCTCTGGCTGATGCTGATGGTGCACAGGTTCAGGCACTGAATAATTACATTGCTTCCAATGACTTGGCTCTGGCTTCGGTTATAGACGATGTAACAGCAGTTGTAGATGATACTAGTGCAAATACACAAGCAATTGATGGATTAAGAGCCAGTGTAAAGGTTGCCACGGATGATGCTGGTAAAGCACTTGAAAATAGTGCTACTGCCATAAGCAAGGCTGATACAGCGGTGTCTCAGGCAGGTTCAGCTTCATCAATGGCACAGGAAGCAACAGCAACTGCACAATCGGCAAGTTCAAAAGCAGATGGTGCTATTAATACAGCCAATACCGCTAGTAGTGATGCTGCAACTGCAAAAACCAATGCTGCAACTGCTTTAAGTAAAGCTCAAGCTGCTGCTGATGCTTCTAGTGCCAATGCATCATCTATTGATGAAATCAATGTTGCTTTAGAGGATAAAGCATCAACTGGTGCACTTGAAGAAGTTAAAGCGAGTGTTGAGGATATTGATGGCGTTGTTAAAGCTCAAACGCAGAAGCTTGATGGTGTTTATGCAAAAGTTACGCCATTAACTGCTGACCAAAACAACTGGACAGCTGATAGTGGTAGCAACCAAGCAGGGGCGTGGACAATTCAGTCTGCTTATGCTGATGGCGATTTAGCTTTAAGTAAGCGCATTGATACTGTTTCAGCTTCAGTTGGTGAAAACACTGCATTAATTCAACAGGAAGCTACAGCAAGAGCGAATGGTGATGCTGCTACGGTACAAGCTTTAAATGTTTATAAAGCGAGTAACGATGCAGCTTTATCAGCAGTGAGTCAACGAGTTGATATTAATACTGCAGACAATGAGGCAACTGCTTTAAAGGTTGATGCGATTGATGTCAGGGTTAAGACAACAGAGGAGAAAACAGGGCAGGCTCTAGAAAATAGTGCCACAGCGGTAAGTAAATCTGAAGCAGCAGTTTCGGAAGCTGGGTCTGCTGTTACTGTAGCAAATCAGGCAAAAGCAACAGCTGGCACTGCAAGTAGTGATGCTGCAACAGCTAAGGCAAATGCAGCCACAGCACTATCACAAGCCAATGCAGCAGCAGATGCATCTAGTGCTGCAATTGAGCGTGTTGAGTCTGTAGAGGCTGAGCTTAGTGACAAGGCCTCAACAGGTTATGTGGATAGTGTGAAAGCTACCGTTGATGAGCAGGGTGATTTGATCAATGCAAATACTGAGCGATTAAGCGGAGTCTATGCAAAAGTTACCCCACTAACCGCAGATAGTACTTCACTAACTGCGGACAGCTCATCAACAGAGGCTGGCTCATGGTCATTACAGTCAGCAGCAGCTGAAGGTGACTTGGCTCTAAGTAAGCGGATTGATATTACTCAGGCTCAGATAGATGAAAATAAGGCAACTATTGCTTCTGAATCTACTGCGCGTGTAAATGCTGATAGCGCACTTGGGCAACGTATTGATACAGTGCAGGCACAATTTTCAAGTAATTTGGCAACTGTACAGAGTCAAGTTAAAACGGTCAGTGATGCTCAAGGAGCTACAGCAGGTAAAGTTGATACGATTCAGTCAACTGTCGATGGACATACTGCAAGTATTCGAACTCAGCAAGATGCTATTGATGGGATAAGTACACAGTACACTGTCAAACTCGATACAGGAGGTTATGTTGCTGGATTTGGTTTGATGAATTCTGGCAAGTCATCTAACTTTATTATTCGTGCTGATATGTTTGCGATTGCCCCACCTGCTGCAAATGGTAATGAGGCCAAGTATGCATTTGTATACCAGGCTTCTCCAGTCACGTTACCAAACGGCACTGTTATTCCAGCAGGTTTAAAGCTTGATGATGCAGTAGTCGGTACGCTTAATGCGGATAAGCTTTGGGTAGAGAAACTTAGCTCAATTAGCTCTGATCTTGGTACACTTAAAGCTAAATCTGCCAACATTGAAGATGGAGCAATTCAAACAGCACATATCGGCAATGCTCAGGTGGATACACTGAAAATTAAAGATAATGCTGTAACAGTTCCAGTTTCAGCATTTGCTGAGATTTCGGTCGCAGTAAATACTGAGTATGTCACGATTCAGACGTTAAATGTTCCATCTGATATGGGGCATACAACTTTAACTTTTGGTGCCGTATTTAGTTTTACTGGATACAGCCCTAAACAACAGGTTTTATGCCGTGTACTTAAGAATGATCAAGTCGTTTTTGAGGATCTGGAAGTTCACTTTATTGAGCACAGTTCTGTTGCTTTAATTACTGATGCAAATGGCTCACATAACCATAATGGCTCAACTGTGAATGTCTCAGGTAATACCGGACAAGATGGTTCACATAGTCATAGCTTTAATGCGAGTGGTACAACAGGTTCAACAAATGCGGGAGGGGATTATCATAGCCATTCATTCAATGCCAATGGCAGTACAAACAGTAATGGTTCACATAGTCATAGTGTTAATTTAAGTGGCAATGTAGTGATGTCAGAAGGTGGTGCACATACGCACAATATTACTGTGCAAGGCAATTCTCGTAGTGCTGGAACCTTGAATATTTCAAGACATGATTCAACTGGCATTGCTGGAACTTTTAAATTACAACTTAAAGCAGTGTCAGGTGGCTCAATGAATGTGTCACAGCGTTATATTCATGCAATGACGATGAGGAAGTAATGGCATATTTTGCAGTTTATGAGGTTGAAACTGGTGAAATACAAAATTTAATTGAGTGCCCTAAGTTTCTAGTTGAAACAATTCATCTTGAAGAGGGGCAACAGTTTTTAGAAGTGGATCATCAAGTATCAGCAAATAAGTATTTAGTTAAAAATGATGAGTTAGTTTTAAGAGATTAACTCATTCAATAGTTATGAAGCACTCATTTCGGGTGCTTTTTTATTGCCTATTTCTGGAGAAATAAAATGTCTGAAACCCAGTCTGCACTTGAAGCTAGTGCAGCAACATTAACATCAAAAGTAACAGCAACTAGCGGTGTGGGGTCATTTATCGGATTTGCAGCAAAGATCGATGTTATTGCATGGGGTGGTTTAGTAATCGCTGCACTTGGTTTGGCTGTACAGCTTTATTTTGCTTGGGCGCGTAATCGCCGTGAGAAGGTAGAGCATAAGTTACGAAAGGCAGAGTACGAGCTACGTATTAAAAAGTTAAAAGGTGACTGTAATGTCAAACAAGACTAAATATATTGCAGCAGTCTTAGCAGCTTCGGCTGCTTTTTTTGTGGGCGTAAAAAACGATGAAGGGTTTACATCAAAGCCAGTAATTCCCGTTAAAGGGGATCGGCCAACACAGGGCCATGGTTCTACATTTAAACCCGATGGCTCACCAGTAAAAATGACAGATCCACCAATTACACGCGCGACTGCAGATAAATGGTTGCGTAATGATGTCGCAAAACGTGAAGTAGCATTTAAAGATTCATTGAAGGGCGTGAAATTATCACAAACTGAATATGACCTTTACTTGGATTTTTCATATCAGTACGGGGTACCAACATTCGCAAAATCATCAATGCTTAAACACTTGAAAGCTGGTCAATATAAAGCGGCTTGCGACTCATTACTTAAATATAAGTACGTTGCAAAGCGCGATTGCTCTATTCGTAAAAATGGATGCTATGGCGTCTGGACTAGACAGCTTGAAAGACATGCTAAATGTATAGGAGCGCAGTGATGTGGATTGTATTTGCTGCTAAGTATTGGCGAGAAATCATTATTGTGTTTCTCGCTTTTTTATTGGCCATATCTTTGGCCGTACTCAATTACAAAACTGGTCAGTTAAAAGAAGCTGAACAAAAGTGTCAATCGCAGATCCAAGAGATTGAGCGCAAGAATTTAAAAGCACTTGCCGAAAAGCAAAATCAGATCAATAAAGTGAGCGCAGACTATGAACAAGTTAAAGCAGAGCAAAGCACTAGAGTCGAAACAATTACACGTGAAGTGCAAAAGATCGTGGAGCGTCCTGTTTATAAGTCTAGCTGTATTGATGATGACGGGGTGTACCAAATCAACGATCTTATCAAAGCCGGTAATACCAGCTAATCTTATTCAACCATGCCCTAATTTAAATGAAATTGAGGGCACAACTGGCAAAGATTTAATGATCTGGTCAGTTGATACAGTTGCAAAATATAATGACTGCAAAGCAAGGCACGGTGCGATTGTGAAGGCTCTTGAGTAAGAGCCTTTATTAATGTGTAATTATTTGCTCAATAATCTGGATAATTGCACATTTTGAGCAGATTTATTCTCATCTCTTTTTCTCTCGAGGTTTTATCATGCAGCAATTAATGATTATGGTCACAGAAGTTGGAAAGCTTGAGCACACATGTAATTTGCTTGCTGAGGTAAACAAAGGCGGTAAAGTCATAAAGGTTTTCGACTACAACGGTAATCAATTACCAATCAACATTGATGGAACCGTGACATTTAATAGACGCCGTTGGGAACTTCCCATTAAAGTAGATTTAAAATAA